GGACGCCCGGCGTACGACCCGGCGGTGCTGCTGAAGCTCTACATCTACGGTTACCTGAATCGGGTTCAGAGTAGCCGACGCCTGGAGCACGAGTGCCAGCGCAACGTCGAGCTGATGTGGTTGACGGGCCGCCTGGCACCGGACTTCAAGACCATTGCCGACTTCAGGCGCGACAACGGCGCGGGCATCCGCAACGTCTGCCGCCGCTTCGTGGTCTTGTGCCGAGACCTCAAGCTGTTCGCCCAGGGTGTGGTGGCCATAGACGGCAGCAAGTTCAAGGCGGTCAACAGCCGCGACCGCAACTTCACGCCCGCCAAGATCGACAAGCGCAAGGAGCAGATTGAGGAGAGCATCCAGCGCTACATGTCGGCCCTGGACACCGCCGATCGCACCTTGCCGCTACTGGAGTTCGGCCCGCGGTATGCGCACCTCACGGACAAGATCAAGACCCTGCGCGAGCAGATGCGTCGCATGGACCAGATGAAGGAGCGCCTGAAGGCTGAGCCCGGCGAGCAACTCTCGCTGACCGATCCCGACGCCCGATCGATGATGTCGCAGGCCAAGGGCACGGGCCTGGTGGGCTACAACGTGCAGACCGCGGTCGACGCCAAGCACCACCTCATCGTCGCGCACGAGGTCACCAACGTCGGCCACGACCGAGCGCAGCTGAGCAAGATGGCGCTGGCCGCACGGCAGGCGATGGGCAAGAAGCAACTGAAGGCCTACGCGATGGATTTAGCGTTGGAGCACAAATTAACGAATGGGTTAATGCTTCTGGCGTAATGAAAATTACTTCAGCAACTCTTGATGAAGTCTCTTTAGTAACTGATCCTGCAATTGACTCAGCTCGCGTTAGCGAAGTTGCTGCGTCCGAAAACGAAACACCAAAAGAAAATTCCGCTCCGGCAACCGCCGAAGAGGACAAACCAACCGAAGGAGAACAAGTGTCTGACACTACCGTTCCTGCTCCTGCCGAAGAAACGGTAGAAGCAGCCAAGGTGGAAGCCGCTGCGCCACGCCCAGCGTTCTACACCGCTCCTCGCCTTGAGTTCACAAAGGCGAAATATCTTGAGAACAGCGTTCGCGCTGCGCTTGGTGATGACAATGCTCGCGCTTATGTTCGCGCAGCAGATGACACCACAACAAACAATGCTGGCTTGATTCCAACACCACAGCTCGCAGAAATCATCAATCCGCTATCAAATGCTGATCGCGGTTCAATCGATGCAATCAGCCGCGGAGTTCTTCCAGCTGCTGGTATGACATTCGAAATTCCTAAGATCACCGCAGTTCCAACAGTTGCAGAAGTAGCTGAAGAAGGAGCAATTGGTGAGACCGGAATGACAAACTCTTTCCTATCTGTTTCAGTAAAGAAATTTGCTGGTGGACAGGAATTCTCAGTAGAACTCTTGGATCGTTCTTCACCATTGTTCTTCGAAGAGCTTGTACGTCAGATGGAATTTGCTTATGCAAAGGAAACCGATAAGTACGTTACAAACCTCATCATCTCTTCTGGACAACTTGCACCAACAGCTCAAGACAACACCGCAGCTGGTCTTCTCGGGTTCGTAGCGCAGGGCGCTGCTGAGGTTTATGAGAACAGCCTCGGATTTGCTCGTTCACTTGTAGTATCACCAGAACAATGGGCAAACATTATGAGCTACAACGACAATGGCCGACCAATCTACACAGCCACAGCACCATCAAACGCTGGCGGAGCGGTAAGCCCACAATCACTACGCGGAAACGTTGCAGGTCTTGACCTCTATGTATCTCGCTCACTTTCAGCATTAACTTACACCACAGGTGACGGTTCAATGTTCGTAATCAATCCAGAGTCCTACACTTGGTATGAATCACCACGATTCCAGCTCCGCGCTGACGTAATTGCGACAGGCCAAGTCAAGGTTGCATACTACGGATACGGCGCACTTGCAGTTAAGGTCGCTAACGGTTCTTGCCACTTCAACAAGAACTAGTCAATCCTAAAAGTTAGGCCCTGTCCGCTCCCGAGCAGGGCTTAACCCCTTAGAACGAAAGGAAGGCGAGATGCCAACAATAGTCACGGCTACAGAGCTGAGAACCATTCTTGGCGTCTCGTCATCCCTATATTCAGATGCTTATTTGAGCGACATTGTGGACACAAGTGAAAATCTGATTCTCCCAATGCTCGTCACTTTTCAAAGCAAAATTAACAAAGTCAAACTAGAAGATAATGTGGCTTACTTTGAGACTGCCACAATTCACGAATTTACCGAAGGCCAATCCGTCATTATTACTGGTTGCGGATCTCCGTTTAATGGCACTCACACAGTAACCGACGACGAAATCACCAACTATGTATTCACTGTCGCAATCACAAATGCTGACATATTGGAAAAGAACATTATCCCAGCAGGAAACGCTGCTCTCTCTGGCTTCTCAACCTACGTCGGAAATCCTAACGTCGAATCTGCTGTATTGGCTATCTCTGTCGAAATCTTCCAAGCCCGAACCGCAGCTGGCGGATCAATCGAAGGAATCGACTTCGCAGTAACTCCTTATCGCCTTTCAAAGAACCTTCTCGCAAAAGTAACTGGCCTTCTTGGGCCTTACCTTGACGTTGAGACAATGGTGGGATAGTGCCCGCCTCAACTGTTCTTTCCTCTATCCGGACACCGCTGGCAACTGCACTCGGGTCAGTAGCTGCGAACGTTTATAGTTACGTTCCAGAGGCTGTGCAAGTTCCAGCGGTTATTCTTGTTCCTGATTCACCTTATTTAGAATTAAACACAATTAACGACGCAACCATTCACGCAAAGATTAACCTAACTATCACTTGCGGAGTTGCTTATCTTTCAAACCCAGCTTCTCTTGATAATCTTGAGCAGTTGATATTTTCAGTTTTGGCAGTTATACCGGACGGCTACACAGTCGGCCCAGTCGAGCGGCCATCGGTTACGCAAGTGGGAGCGGTTAATTTATTAGTCGCTGATATTCGCGTTTCCACCTATTACACACAAACAACCTAGGAGAACAAATGGCAACCACAGTAATTACTGGTCGCGATGTTGGTCTATCTTTCACGGGTGGAACGGACGTTCAAGCCCAAGCGACCAACGCTGTATTGACAAAGACCAACGTTCGCGAGACTTATCAGACTCTCGATGGAGAAGCTTATAAGACTGTAAACGTTGAAGGCACATTCCAGCTCGATATGCTCGCCGACTGGGGTAAAGCTAACTCAGTATGCGAAGCACTTTGGACAGCAGCCGAGACAGCACCGGACACCGACATTAGCATCACACTAACCGCCGCATCAGGCGCTCAATTCGTTTTCCCAATTAAGCCAGAGTTTCCTAGTGCTGGCGGTTCGGGAATCGACGCTCAGACTGTATCCTTCACTTTCAAAGTATCAAAGGGCGCAGTAGTAGAGACATTTAGTTAAGAGGGAGATCGGGAGCTATGAAATTAAGTATCACAATTAAATACACGAACGGCGAGGAAGTCACCTATAACGCTGGACTCCCTGAGTGGGCGAAGTGGGAACGCAAGACTGGTAAATCGATCTATTCGATGAAGGATATTTCGGCCTACCAACAAGCGGACTTCCTCGACCTAGCCTACTTTGCCTACAAGCGCGAAGCGGCAGGAAAGCCGACTAAGTCTCAAGACATTTGGGAGTTATCGGTCGAAGAAATGACGATAGGAGATGAAAGCCCAAAAGCTTCGAATCCGGAAGCATAAACCGACTCATAATTGAGATCGCAATAGCAACCGGAATTCCGATGAGCGAGTGGACTGACATCGACCAAGTATTAACGGCGATTGAAATATTGAAGGAGCGCAAAGGTGGCAAATGAGCCGATTTCCTATGACAAGCGCGAACTTCGCTCAATCATTACCGCCTTCAAAGCGATGGATGCTGAAGCTGTTGATGCGGCTAAACGCGAGAGTAGTGCGCTCGCTCAATATGCAGCCAACGAAGTCAAAGCCTACGGAATCACTAGAACCTTTGGACAAGCCGTTGTCGATCGCATTACAAGTGGCGTTAAAGTTTCCAAGTCCTCGAAGATTGGCGAGTTGTCTTATGGATTCGCGTCTCAGCGTTT